TTTCAACATTAGACAAAGGCAACCAAGACTTATCCTGGCTCATGAGCGAGCGAAGTTTAAGAACAGACTTACCCGAAGCAAAGTCGTCCATTGCCGTAGTTTTACCCGAACGTCGAGGAAGATGGAGATCGATATAACGATGTTCTGCAACTTCTTGTTTTACAGATACACCCGCAAAACCGAGTTTACCCTTGGGTTTAAGTTTTACGAGTTGTTCCAATGTTTCTTTTGTAATCATTTCTTTTTGCCCACGGTATATTTTGACACCAGAACCCAGTTCTTCTTATCTTTATATTGAATAATATCAATAGGAGTTTCTGGGTCTACGATAAGAGTTTTCTCTTTATCAAGTATAACACACATTCCCCACGAGGCTAACATTTTAACGATAGTATTTCTACGACGCTCATCATCTTCGGTAAAGTCACACTCTTTCTTATCACAAGCAAAGAGTTCTTTAAAGTGTAGAATATAATACTTACCGCGCTTGTGGAGGATTGAACAAGATTGATAGAGAGTATTAGTTTTCTTAGACTTGATACCGATACGAGTCAGGGTTTCTTTTATTTTTAAAAAGTCGTCGGGCTTTGAGAGGTTAATCTCAACTCCAAATTCGAGGGAATTTTCCATAATGTTTCACAAAAAGTTAATAACAACATTATTTATTACCCTCTTTGCCGCCGACTAATTTCTTATGTTCTAAGATAGTATCCTCATCAATAAACGCCAGATACTCGTAGGCTCGCTTGATTGATATCTTCATCTCACTTGAAATATACTTAGCTAGTTCTAGAGCCTCTTCATCAACTTCTTTCTTAGTCCACATCTTGCCCGAGTTTTTAATCTTAGGTAGACCCTTGAGTAAGAAGTCGTACTGTAGCTTCTTATCGAGCTCAGGAAACATATTTAGAACATTAGCAAAGATCGTAGCCTGGGGCGAATTAGAAAGAATACGGTTTACCATAAAAGGGTCGTACTCTTTCATAAAGATGTCATCGGAGGTATATAAATCCTCCTTAGACGACATCACAGACTTAGCATAATCAAAGGGTGAACTCATTTGAACTGTGCAGTAGTCATCAGTTGAATCAAAAACGCGATAGAGTTAATCTCTTGATCGATTGAATGAGAAGCCCTAAACTGAGACTCGGCGATCAACAAAATTACCGGAGGAATAGTTTGTGGAACCAACTCAGGTAGCATCTTATCATAGACGGTACGGTAGAAAGTAGTTGCATCCATAGAGCTATTAGCAACCCATTGGCGGCACTTAGAGAAGTTCTTTTCTTTAACGAACGTAACCAAGTCAGCAATACCTGTATCGCCGGAAGCTACAAGAGCGTCTGAATCAATCTTACCCGATGAAGACCAACGTTGAAGTTCACTAATGGTTTTGCGAAAGTCTGGAAAGTTCTTAGATACAATCGAAGCAACTGCCTTCTTATCAAACTCCACACCCTCAGTCGTAAGGATATGAATAGACCGCTTTAACATCTGAGTCGCCGCCGCAGCTTTATCTTCTTTAGAGAATTTAAACTCTACTACCTGAAGCCTAGAGATAAGAGGTGCGATGATTCGGTTCTTAAAGTTGCAAGTGAAGATGAAAATCGCGTTAGACGAGAACTCGTCAAGGAACCCACGCAAAGCTCCCTGGCTCGAGGCTGTGAGGTAATCTCCCTCATCCAATAAAACAATCTTTTTACCACCAGAAAACGACACCGTAGACACGAACTGCGAAATAGTCGTCCGAATTGTATCGATACCGCTTTCAAGAGATGCGTTGATAAAGAGCATATCCGCATCTAGCTCATTAGCAATAGCTCTAGCCAGCGTAGTCTTACCCACACCACCCGTACCCGAGAAAAGCATAGAAGGAACGTTATCTTTAGAGATAAGCTCTTTAATCATCTTCTTCGTATCTTCTGGTAAGATGCAATCATCAATCTTACCTGGGCGATACTTCTCAGCCCAAACCAAATTATCTAAACTACTCATTGCCCAATCGCTTTCTTCACAAGTTTTGATGCAAGCGCACCATCATACAACCCAGCGTGGTCTTTCTTCAGACCCGCCATGATTTTACCCATATCAGTACCTAATGATAATACATATCCAGAAATAATCAAGTTCAGTTCATCCTCACTGTACTTCTTGGGCAAGTAGGCTTCAAGGATAGATTTTTCTACAATAGCAGAATTATGCGGCGCAGAACCAGCAGTAAAGAGTTCGAGGTTTGAATTGATATTCTTTACGAAAGACTCAATTACCTTAATAACCTCGGCGTCATATGGTTCACGATTACCCGCGTTTTTACCCACCATACCAGCCTCACCGATAAGCGTTGTCAGGAGCGCCCCGCGCTCACCCATCTGGGCTTTACGAGCAGACAGTTGGTCAGCCTTAATTTTATCAATCAGTTTCATAATAATCCTAGTTCTTCACATTTAAGTAATGTATCTTCTACCGAGCGGTGAAGGATTCCGATTCCGCCGTGTTCACGCCATAAGTCGATATTTCGGCCATAATCATCGATAAGAACTGCCCCTGGGTTCTCCAAGAGCCATTTCCATTTATTCTTACCACCAACAACGGTATTCACTTTGATCTGACGACTTATGTTCTCATACACCCATCGACGCTTATCTTCAGCCGCTGTAGCCAAATTACCCGTCGGTATAGGTGTAGCCGTAAGAACTTCGAGGTCGTGGTGTTGAAGCATCGTAACGAGTTTCAACGACCCTTTCATCAACTCTAGATGGTAGAACAGATTGTAATATTTTCCTAGTTCTTTCCATAGAGATTTATCATCACTCGCAGTTTCTTTTGAAATGTTACAATCTCTAAGAAACTTATCAAAGTCGGCCATCACACCATCTAAATCAAGATATATTTTCACTCGGCAACTTCCTCGTAGGTAGCTTCAAAGATATCGGGTTTGACGGCGTACAATTCTCCGCGAATACCTCGAATGATAAAATCACCCTCAGTTGCGATGTGAGTTACCCTCAGATGATTGCCGCATTCAAGAGTCTTAATCTCTACCTCACCCTTAGCAGTCGGTGTACGGGCTTTTTCAAACCGACCAATAGCGTCGCCACCGAAGTTAATCAAGGCTTCGATACCAAGAGAGGTATATTCAAATTTCATAGCCTGAATTTCAACGGGCTTCTTACGATAAGTTTTCAATTGTGTCATAGTGTGTTTAGTCTTTATAAAGGTGTGGTTTCTGGGAAATACGAAGGTTGATTCGTTCAATTACGATTACATCATCTGTATGAGTAGAGTTCCAGTTGCCGTAGAATACCTCTGGAACGCCTTCAAACGCGATCTCGCGGGTTTTATCAAAAGTGTAGCCCCTACTACTCATTTCATCGCAAAGTCGCTTAAAACGTGTTTTAAGGAAGCTCATCTTGTTGTAGAAGAATGTTACATGACCTTTGTTCAGAGTAAAGTTCTTTGGAACTGACTTCAGAACATCTTCTACAGATTTAGTTCTCAAGGATCGTTTCAAAGCAGCCGGAACCATAGTGATTTCCCGGTACTCTGCAATCAGGTGCATACGTTTAAGGGTCTTGGGGTCGACGTTTGAATTGATTCGAGTCATAGTTTCTTTGTAAGGTTAAGACTCGGTAATTATAACACGACTTTTAGAAGAATTCGTCTAGCGAAGTTGCTGTATCGCGGCGAATACGTTTAGAGTCAATAAATTGTGCAAACTGACTCTTCCATTCCATATAGCTCGAGTAGTCATTACACAATTTAAATCTACCTAGTGCGCTATTATCAGTTTTCATCTTTTTTATAGACTTATTCAATGAATAGATAAAGCTATGCAGCTGATACAGTAGAGTGATAGTGATAAATGCCTGTGCAGCATCTGGCCACCTCGATTTATGTATCGTATCTGACGTTGACATAATGCTATTGATGATGTGTTCAATAAACTCATCTCGATCGAAATCATCATACTCGATATTGATCTGATCAATAATATAATCCAAGATTGTATTGAAGTAAGGTTTATATTGATATCGCTCAACGTTGCTGTTGTCAATGTTTTTAAACTTGCCCATCATATAAGTCATGGAAAACGATGTTGAGTCAAAAGACACTGTTAGGTCTTCTGGCAACATACTACCCTTGGAATAGATGAAAGGTAGGAGTCGAGACACACTCCCAACGCCTAGCAAGTGGATGTGGTTTTTAACAACATCTTCTCCAAACTTGCTCCGGATTGCATTGTATGCAACAATCATTTCAATAGACTCTAACGTTCCGTTACCCATACAAGTATCTGCTAGTGCCAACCCACCAATCTTGCTATAGTCACTCATAACAGTTGAACCCTGGTTAAACCAAGAAATCATATCATCAACGTTATTTCCTTGAACGATATAGAAAACTTTCGACTTCGAATCCTTGAGAACTTCACACTGTTCTTTAATATTATTAGCAGTCTTAATAGCACATGCGTCTGCGCGCTCAGGTTGGTATAGTTTATCACCCGTACTGGCGCGACCAGCAGTTCCTGAGCCAATGGATATTGTAGGAATTTCATCAAAACACATCGCATAGTCTGCAACTTTTTGCGTTTCATAGATACTCTTCTTTACACTATCATCAACAGGCTTACCCAAGGTAACGATCTGGAGACCACCTGAGTCTGCATAAATTCTCTCAAAGTTGAAATTGTCATTATTTCTAATATGAGTTCCAAACTCAGTTTCAGTGTATGCGTTGAACAGAATATCAACGTTCATATCAAAACCAGTCACAGCAGTTGCAACCTCAGTTTTAATTCTAGCAGCGCCTGATAGAACGATATTCTTAAATTTTTTATAGAGTTCCGGATTTTCCTTGGAACTTTTAGTTGGTTGCAGCTTCATCATCGAAGGTGCAGAAAAGACGTATCGTAATTTCATTATATTATTTCCATCGGAGGGTCTATTGTATAAGGGATCAAGTTTTTTTCAAAATTATCTTTATGATTGGCTTTCAACTTCAAATACCCGAAAACGTGTTTTGAGTTTGAAAGTTCTATGTTTTTTTCAAAATAATTTTGATCACACAATTCTAACTGAAATGGCTCTTTAAACCAGTCAGTGTTGGATTTTAAAACATCGAGGTCTGTTATTTTACCAAAGGTAAAAAAGTTATCTCCGGTCTTGGAAACACCCCAATATTTGAATCCTAACTTATTGTAAAAATCGTGTGCATGCTTATTTACATAAAACTTAAACCAACGAGAGTTTCCATAAGCATATTTCCAATACTCATTAAAAGCAACTTTACCAAACCCTGGTTGAATCGAAAATATTGAGTATAAAGATGTCGTTGAATTTTCTGTGAGCGCGTTCTTTGTGTAGAAAAGCGATGCAGACACTAACTTATCATCGACGTATATTTCTGCAATCTTCCCCGTTCTTTGATTTTGTATCGTCTGCACAAATTCAAAGATTGCAGTCTTTAAGTTAGGAACTGATTTGACAGATTGTAGTGCAATAATTTCATCATACTTAGTTCTATCTGCATCTCGAACATCTAATATTTTTACAACGTGCATAATCAATCTGCAATTTTGAATTGATGATGGACAACATCACCATCAATATATTCACCGGTTTTTAAAAGTTTTGTATTTCTTTGCAATAAAATCTCATCCTGGCTTTTATGATAGTGATTGCCTAAATGTCTATTTACATCAATGATATGATGTCCTTTAGGTATTGTTATATGTAAAATATGTTCAGGCGATAAACCAGATTCTTCACCGCTAGATATAACAGAGTCTAAACCTTTTTTTGACTTGCTCGTGCTTAAAAATCCTTTATCTTGATAAATATCCCCTGCTTTTAATCTTGATATATGATTGGACATAGGATGATCACTATGAATCGAACGCAGCAAATTATACGGAGTTTTTGAAGGTTCGGCTAAACGGTCTATTGAATCAGCAATTTTAAGTGATTTTTCAGAAGGTATATTTCTTAAAGATGTGTTTATCCAAGAATCTGCAGCATAATCATGTAGATCTGATATAGCTTTAGCATTTTCAACAATAATATTATATGCATGTGCAATTGAATTTGACATTGAATTAGTTTCAATCAAAGAAGAAGAATGGAGATTCGTAGTTTTCAAAAGAAGAATATTTATACCATACTCCTACAATGAAATCAAACTTATAGATTATATTAGGTTCAGTTGAAAAGGATCCTGGAAACTCAACTGAAGAAATAGTCGACCCGTTCATGTACATAGGTGATATTTCATTTCTAAATAAAGTCAAAGATCCGTTCTCATAGCGAACACATGAAAAAGACCCTCGAACTTTATTCAAAGCCTTATAACCGTGGTTGTTAATGAGGATATTTATCTGCTTGGTATCCCAACCAGAATTGTTCTTATTAAGAGTCTTTAATTCCTCGACACATTGAGATTGAACAATACCATTGTGCCATAGGAATGAGTTACCATCTTTTGATGGATGTATCGTATTTGATTCTTGTGTTGTTGGTGCTTGTTGGTGGTAAAGATGGTAACCAGGAATGCTATCATCAAAGTCAACCAAGTTACCAATTCTCTGGGCCATAATTTTAACTTCACCACTGTTGGTAAAAACAGTAGATGAATGGCTCAGAGCACCACGAGAAGCATTCAAAACTTGAAGTCTTTTAGCTTCACTAACATCATAAGAACCAAATATAGAACACATCATTCGACCCAAGGAATATTAACTGAATACGGAATAGGATCTTTAATCTTATTCTTCATGAAAGCAGAAATACGCTCTGCACAAGAAGGGCATTTACCACAAGATTTATGATCAATATCTGGATTATAACACGTCAACGTATATTCAACCAACTTCATATCGTCAAGTTCTTGCAACAGTTGCAGCTCATCTTTCTTGGAAAGGGTTGCAAATGGTGCGTAGATTTTGATTTTCAAGATTCGATTTTCATCGAGAACATCATTCAGCTTACCAACAAACCTAGGCGTCGTATCGTGGTAACTATACTCATCAGTAGCTTGTAGGCCACAGAAGATAGCCTCGGCGTCAACGGTTTCCGCATAAGCAGCGGCAATAGACAACAAAATCATGTTACGGTTCGGAACATACGTTTTCGGCCTTGGATTTCCAATCACATCTTTAATCGTCGGCATCGCAATATCAGTGTCGACATTAGCAGAAAAGCCTTGAGAAATATCACCCAAGAACGACGCATCGATAATTTTGTGTTTTACGCCCAGATAGCTCGTAGACTGTTTAGCTCGCTCAATCTCAACAACCTGTTTCTGACCATAATCAAAAGTCAGAGCGGATACGTTCTCCGCTCCGTACCGTTCTACAGCCAAACGCATAGCGATAGTAGAATCCAATCCTCCAGAGAGGATCATAACTACTTTCTTAACATCTGGCAACGATTTCAAAAATTCCATAATATTCCTCTTTTCCTATTGACGCAGTGTCTTAAATGTAACATCTGTTGATGCAAAGTCAATGAAAAACTTCTTAAAGTATTCAACTGAAGTGTATCGAACTGGGTTGATATCAATACCACCACGTCGAGTGTAGAAACAAGCAACTACTAAATTCTCTGGTTGAAATTTATCACTTAGACGCTTAAAGATACACTCACAAATCTCTTCGTGAAAATGATTCTCCTTGCGCATAGAAACAATGTATTGTGCCAAAGATTCGTAAGTTGGAACTGATGGGCCGTTCATTGCAATATACACATCGCCCCAGTCGGGCTGATTTGTCACTCTGCAGTTTGAGCGCAGCAGTGAAGTTTTAACAACCATCCCGTATGGAAAATCGTGTTTCAAAATATCCGGATTTTCATTCACTTGATCAAACGACAGCTCAGTATGGTCAATCATATCCTCGAGTGTCTGAAATTTTGCAATGCTACTTTCAGCAACCTTAGCATACGCCAAGTGAACCCCAACCAACGGCGTAACGCCTAGCACTGGAGTCAAATCTTCTACAATTTTCAACTTCACAATATCAAGGCTTGCATCTGCATCTAGTGTATCAATTCTCATCATATTAAAGGAGTTCAAATACAACTTAATTGATTTAGACTCAACAATGTTTTCGGATGTCGAATCATACACAATACGAACATAGCAGGAAATTGGATATCCGTTTTGGAGCAGATAAGAGACTTCATATGCGTTCCAAACGTCGATACCAACTGAACCAGCGCCACCATTTTCAATGTTGTAGTGTGTGCGGTTCAAATAGCGCGGGATACCTACGAGAAGCGTCGCATCAACACTATCAGGGGTAATGTAAGGGTTGACTACACTACCATCACCTGCCTTGCCGAGATGCTTGGATGCTATTAGTTCAATTTGAGATTTTGTCATTTGCTATTCACCAAATCCATAAATTCTTTACGCACAGAAGGGTCTGCTTTAAAACATCCACCTAGTTTAGATGTAATGGTTAGAGAAGAAGAATCTTCGACGCCTCTCTGCGAAACACAAAAATGTTTACCTTTCACAATAACTGCAATATCATCAGTTCCTAAGATATATTCAAGGGCATGAAAAACTTGTTCAGCATAGCGTTCTTGAATTTGTGGTCGTTGTGCAAAAAACTTGGAAATTCGATTTAATTTCGACAATCCTAATACCCTATCTTTAGGGATATATCCAATAGCAACTTTTTGATCAATAGTTACAAAGTGGTGTTCGCAAGATGAAATTGCGGTGATATCTTTTTCAATCACCATCTCATCATATTTCATCTTGTTTTCAACAGTCGTACACTTTGGAAATTTGTCGTAGTTGAGGCCTTGAAAAATCTCATTAACATACATCTTAGCTACGCGATTTGGAGTATCCATCAAAGAATCGTCATCCAAATCCATACCAAGCGCAACCATAATGTCTTTAAATTTATCACGAATAATATCAATTTTAATATTCGAATCTACTGACAAATTTTCATCAATGACTGGCGTCTCAACCCCAACACTTTTCAAATATACATTGACACGTTTACCCAATTCTGGATCACATTTACTCATTTTCGTTTCCTTATTAAAACTTTATTTATCATTCAAACAAATCTTCGTTCCACTCACGATGACCTTCTCTAAAGGCCATATTAGCTTGAGTCTCACGAACTTCTACTCTGTAGCACCAAAGACGTTTAGACTCACCTTCACCCCACATATCTGGAATGTACACACCATTGACGTATTTGTAAAGCATATCTGCTAGTGACTCACAACCTAAATTAGGTAAAATAGTCAGTTTAGCCATTTTCTTTTCTTGCAAAAGTTTGTATGTCTCAAGCTCAGGATCATCTTCTGAAACTAGAAGCGTGTGGTCGAATTGATCTTCAAGGATTTTTTTAAGCTCCTTCAAGCCCCCGTAGTCCGCTGCCCATTGACGGGCATCTAAATCATTAGTGCCAAAATAAAACTTCATTGAAAAACTATAGCCGTGAATAGTATTACAGTGGGAATCTGCCCGCCACTGTCTATATGCACACGGGAATGCATCCACATATTCTTTCGTGCTAGTAAATTTATAAGTTACGGGTTCCATTTATACCATTTCCTCTACAATTCCAAGAAGTTCTGCAAAAATAATTAGCAATCCAGTGGTGATTAAAGCACCGTTTGCTAGCGTAATACCTGCTACTATGCGAATAGCAGATTTGGCCAAAGAAACATAAAAATGCCCCTTTGACGTGTCTTTAGGTTGTATATCCATTATGTTGACCATTCGTTGTTATAAAGATCGTTTTGAAGTCTAGGTGAATAACGATAACCGTTTTTCAACGCCATATCCGCCACTTTACGAGTATTTGATTGATATCCTTCATTCAAACCACCCTCAGGCATCAAGTAGACTGCGCTATAGTTTACACCATATGAACGGTATTTATCAAGAGTTTCTCGAACCTCATCCAATCCACGTTCAGAATCTACAACAAACTTGAAGTCTTGAACTCCGTAATCTCCATACTTTGCAACGACTTGAGGGAGAATAGTCTTATCCAGATCTTCACCTGAAGCAGACAGTTTTGCAGATACTGAGAAGTGAATGTTCAACCCACATGTATGCAAATACTGTTTAAACGTGTCGAGAAGTGGCTTAGTTCCGTTCGTTTCAAAGGTTACGTGTGTGAGCCCCATTTCTGATTTTAAACGCTCTAATAGCGTTGGATACACCTTCTGCCACCCTAACAAAGGTTCACCACCCGTAACGACTAAGTGCACGTCTTGAGAGTATGATCCCGTTGGAATTTTTGATCTCATGTCTTCAATAATTTCATCGACAGTCATAAAATTTGAATACTCTTTGAAATCAGGATGCCAAGAAAGGTATGTATCGCACCCCTTGCTAGCTAGAGGTAGGCTCTCCATAGTTTTGTATTTTTCTGGAGACTGAAACACCAGAGCAGAAATTTCCTCGGGTTGTGTTGTTTTCTCACCCAATGGCATCCCAAATCCACGACAACTCAGATTACACCCAAATGTTCGTAGAAAGAAGGAAGGCACACCCACATAT